CGACAAGCTTTTATCATTTACTGAAATCGCGGAAGCTTTGGGAAAGCGGTTCGGCGAAAGAAGACCTGCGGTGTCGACATTGGTACACTGGCTGAAGCAGATTGTGAGGGGGACAGAACTAAGGCTCCGAACCCGGAGCGAAGCGGCAACTATTGCAAAGCGTCGATACCCGTCGCGGGTAAAACGGCCTCAAATGGTGATCAGGACAAAGGGCGTAAGATAATGCCAGACACACACGTAGTGACAACCCTCATCGAGGTGGGGGCCACAGGGCTGATAATGCTGATTGTGTGGCGCGTCTCGATGGTTATGGTCAAAGCGTTAAAGGATTTCCTTGAAAAAGTTCCGACGTTTGTAGGGAAGTTTTTGGATAACCAGGCGAAGGCTGTTACGGCTATTGACAAGCTAAACGATACGGCACGCGAAATCCTACAGGAAGTGGAAAACAAAAGAGGGAGGCGTAGATGATAAAAATTGGTAACGCTATGGATGTGCTGAAAGCGATGGAGGGGGAAAAAGTTCACGCTGTGATTACATCGCCGCCCTATTGGGGGTTGCGGGCATACGGTACGAACCCGCAAGTGTGGGATGATGGTTGGGTCGGTGAATTAGGAAGCGAACCGACCCCGGAGATGTTCATCGAACACATTGCGGATATATTTGACGAGGTCAAAAGGGTATTGCGTCCCGATGGCGTTTGCTGGATTAACATCGGGGATTCGTATGCATCCTCGATAAATGGGACTGATGTAAGAACGGCAAGGGCCAGAGGAAAAGATGATAGTACATATCGAGATAAGCCATTCTCAACAGTTGTGAGCGGACTCAAAGCTAAAGACCTTTGCTTAATTCCTCAACGTCTAGCAATAGAACTCCAACGTCGGGGCTGGTGGATACGGTCATTTTTCACATGGTGGAAGGGGTCGGCTATGCCTGAAAGCACCAAAGACCGTCCTGCTAACTCTCACGAATGGATTATCATGGCGACGAAGCGAAAATCCTATTGGTATGATATTGATGCTGAGAGAGTTGCGCAAAGCAATCTTCCGCAGACTGTCGCTAGACGTGAACAGGCGGACAATTCGGTCAGGACTCGGGCATTTTCAAGGAATATCGGAAATGTTCAGACTCTCCCAAACGGTCGCAACCTACGAACGGGTGACTTTATGCAAATGTCGCTTGACGCTGAGATAGAGAATACACGCAACCACCTCAAGTCGTTGCACGATATAAAGCGCAAGGGCGGGATAATCCACGATGGCAACGGTGTTCCAACGGGCTTGTTTTGTAACCCGAAAGGATTTAAGGAAAGCCACTTCGCCACATTCCCTCCACGCTTCGTTGAAATACTTCTCAACTTGAGTGTACCTAAAAAGGCTTGCGCGGAGTGTGACAAGGGCTGGAAAAGGGTGGTGGAGAAAGGGGCATTTATTCATACGGGGGGAGGCGCAAATAAAAACAAGCGGAGTGATTCAATGGATAAAGGTGCAAATATGCCGATTGATATGCCTTCAGGGTTGTACCAAGCGAAAACCCTCGGCTTCGTCCCCGATTGCGAATGCGATGCAGCTCATCACCTCGACGCCGACAAAATCTGCACCGTTTGCGGAGCTAATTCATTCAAATCAGCAGTTGAGCCTTGTTGGATTGCTGGTGTAGTTTTGGATCCATTCATTGGGGCGGGGACGGTCGGACTTGTTGCGCAACGTTTTGGGCGGCAATGGATAGGGATTGAACTGTCCGAAATCTATGCGGCGATGGCGGATAAGCGGATAGAGTCAGAAAACCAGCTTGATATATTTTAGGATGCCCCCATGGTGGGGATGCAAGTAGATTTTCCTTGACAAATAATTGATTATAAGATATTTCTTTTAGTGATATTCCAAGATTTTTTTGACTAAGCACATCTTTTTAAGCCTCGATCGGGTGCCCGGGGTCACGCGAATTGGTCGCGCGCCTCTCCGTTTCGGGGCATTTTTTATTCGGAGGACACATTGTCAACAGAACTCAAAATCGAATATGTGCTAATTGATATTTATGGGATGGTATTAGAAGGTCAATGAGTTTTCGGAGAAACAAACGTGTGGGTCGTCGTCATTTTCGACCCTATAAAAAATGGCAAAACTAAGATATACGACTCAAGAAATTATAGATGCGCTCCGTAAATCTAAAGGATTCAAATCCGTCGCTGCGAAGAACTTGGGATGCCATCGTGAAACCATTGACAACTACTTGAAACGCCATCCCACAATCCAAACCGCATATGATGAAATTCGGGAAGAGCGTAATGATATTGTTGAATCCAAGATAATGAAAGCTATTATGGATGGTAATACTGCAATGATTATCTTTTATGCTAAATGTCAAATGAAAGACCGGGGCTATATTGAAAGAAACGAGCTGGAGATTTCGACAAAGGACGATAAGCCGCTCCCTATTGTTATCGTAAGTGATGAGATAGATTTAACTCAGCTATGAAACCAGCAGCGATCTATAGAAATCCAAGCGGTTTTAATGTATACGGGGCGGCCAAAGCGTTATTTGCTTGCAAAGACCCTGAAATCATTATCGCGGGGCCTTATGAAACAGGGAAAACCCGTGCGGCATTGACGAAGATCCACCTGCTTTTGAGCAAATACAAAAACGCTCGCGGGTTAATGCTCCGCAAGACTTACAAGAGTTTGTGCCGGTCTGCCGTTATAACTTTTGAAAAGCATGTTTTGCCCGTCCCTTCTGATAGCCCCGGCAGTCCGCTTTCCAAGTATGGGGGGGAAAAGCCGGAATGGTACGATTACCCCAATGGTAGTCGTTTAGAATGCGGCGGGTTGGATACTGCAGACAAGATTCTCTCTTCTGAATATGATTTTATCTATGTGAACCAAGCAGAAGAATTAACGCTCGACGAATGGGAGAAATTGACGGCGCGGTGTACAGGGAGGGCGGGGAACGCGCCGTATACGCAAATCATTGGGGACTGTAACCCCGCTAGTCAGTTGCACTGGATTCTTAAGCGCGATCGCGTGACATTGCTTCATTCGCAGCATAAAGATAATCCCACATTGTTTGACCCGCGAACCTATGAATTAACCCCACAGGGCAGAAAAACCATGCAAACGCTTGATGCGCTTACGGGGATTCGCAAAAAGCGAGGTCGGGATGGGTTATGGGTAGCCGTTGAGGGGCAGGTACACGAATTCGACCCTGCAATTCATTTGGTAGACCGTTTCGATATTCCTAAGCACTGGGTGCGATTTCGTGCTATCGATTTTGGATATACAAACCCGTTTGTATGTCAATGGTGGGCTGCCGATTCCGATGGGCGGTTGTATATGTACCGAGAAATTTATATGACTCAGCGTACAGTGAGGATTCACGCCAAACAGATTTTGAGTCTAAGTTTGGAGGAATTCATTTCCTACACAATTGCAGACCATGATGCGGAAGATCGGGCAACCCTTGAAGAAAATAATATTCGCACTCGGCTGGCAGATAAACGGATAAGCGTTGGTATCGAGGGGGTTGCGGAGCGGCTTAAGTTGGCGGGGGACGGGAAGCCCCGTATTTTCTTTCTCCGGGATTCATTAGTTGAAATCGATCGAGACTTAGAAACAGCGCACGATACCACACATACAATACAAGAATTTTCGGGATACATTTATCCTACGGTACGTGAAGGGAAATCCGCTGGCGAAAAGCCTGTCGATAAAGATAATCATGGAATGGATGCTATGCGGTACGCGGTAATGAGCAGGGCGCAAAAAAGATCCCTTTTAGGCATCGTCGCCCAAGGCAAAGCGAAGGGTTGGTAGATGATTTTAGATCAGTATGGAAATCACATCATTTCTAAAGATAAAAAAATCACGTTGAGTGCTCGCGCGATAGCCGGTGGGCGTCTCTCGATGGACAAATCGAATGAGACGCTATCAACACCTCTCACAATCACCTCGCCCACCAGCCCCGATGAAACGTGGCGGACCTTTAACTTGGATTCAAAGACGCTTAACCGGATTTCGGCGTCACGGTTGATGGAACTGCTGGTGGATTTGTCGCCGGAGGTGAGTCGTGCGCTATGGGATTTTCTTCGTTTTTGTAATCCGGGTTTTACGCTTTCAGCAAAGAACGGCGATGATATGGATACGAAAGGGCAGGCGGCCCTTGATGACTTTATGGCGCGCCTTGTCAATCTGTACGGATCTGTCGACATCGTTCTAAATCGGCTGTTTTTTGCCGCATTCCTCCGGGGTGCATTCTTCGCAGAATTGGTGCTCGATGAGGCAGGCACGACCCCGATTGATATTGCCACGCCCGATCCAAACTCCGCAAGGTTCAGAAAAGTCAATGACCCGGCGCGCGGGCAGATATGGGAATTG